AGAATTCTATGCAAGAATATATGCTGATGACAGCAACAATTAAATTAGTAACCAAAACAAATAAATAAATAAACAATGATTAAAATTATGATTATGGCATTATGCCTTTCTTCTAATGAAGCTACTCTAGTTTCTGAGTCTGTAACTACTGAGATTGGTCCTGGAGATGGAGTTAAGAAAAAATCTAAGGGATACAATTACAAGAAGCACTACAGTAGAAAAAGAGCAAGACTCATTAAGAAAAGAAATAGAGCATGTGCTGTTAGATACTAATACTTAAAATTTATGATTATGAAAACAACAAATCTGATTATTTTAATTTACTTTGCAGCAATATGCACACTAGCAGCATTTGTATCATGAGAAATTTAAAGAAAGAACTTAGATATTGGCAGAATTACCGGATTGAAGTAAAAAGATCCGGTATGCCTAAAATATTAAAGGATGAACTTCTTTCTGAAGTAGAGTACAATATTGTTAGAATATTAAGCAATATTGAGGATTATAAAACACAAAGAAGACCAAAAATAATAATAGCTGGTGCTATTTGTCTGGCAATAATCTATACTATTACACTTATATTTTTATTTATCTAACAGGGTGTTCTACCCTGTTTTTAGTTCTATAGTTAAAGGGATATAACACTAGCCTTCTAAGCTTGTATTCCTGGTTCGAGTCCAGGTGGAACTACTATGCACTTTTGTGTATAACTCAAATATTTAGTAAATTACATCTTAAAATTATGATTATGAAACTGTTCAGAAGAAAAAAAGCATGCCCAACAGATGGGAAATTTAAGTTATTATTTATTGATGATAACAGTGAACTTATGCATGAAATTCTTGGGATCTCTGAGGATAGAGTAAAAGAATTGCTAAAGAACACAGCAGAGGCATTTGATGGTAACTCAGAGTTACATCTTATGCTAGAAAAAATAATAAATTACTGCAAACATGAGAATGAAATTGCAATGAGTATGTTAATATTTCAAAAGATAGTAGACCACCACAGGAAGGAGTCTACTGTTAGTGAGATTATGTCTAATTTATTTGGAAGCCATGAATGATAGTTATTTAATTACATCAGTCTTAGGATTTAATCTTAAGAGAGATATTATGACTCCGGAAGGAGAAATAATTAAGACAGGTATCAAGTCTACATGCTATAGCTGTGAGGAGCCAGTAATTAATCACAAGATGATTGATAAAAAGTTCTTTACAAACTTTAATGAAGCTCTGTTAGCTAAAGTATTAGATTATAGAAGAATTAATGACTGAGCATGAGAATATCTGTAACATATGATGACTCTGATGTTGCAAAAGCATTAGAAAAGGTAATTAAAGACCCAAATTCACAGGAGTTTGTTAAGTTACTTACTCCCATGATCTGTAGTAATTCATCAGCTGTAGATTATTTCTTTAAGCTTATGCTTGGTAATAAGCTACCAGATATCATACCTGATGGGACTTTATGTAAAGTTAAAGTTGAAAGATTAGGTTATGGTAGTAACAAAGAAGGAATCCGGGAAAGATTTGCAGATGATGAAGACAAAGTAATTGTAACTGTAAGACAATTTAGAGGCTACCATGAGTATTCTCAGTACCAAGTTTCATATAAAAATGTGTTAGATAATGGTACTACAAAAGATGATGCTACTTATTTAAGCACTAATGAATTAGAGATTATAGAGGAATTTTAAAATAGTATATCTGTAGATATGCTTTTCCTGAACAGTAATACTGGGGAGTAGTCTAGGCTATTCCCCTTTATTAGCTATATAATGTCAAAATTTAAACTTTACACTTATACTGGTTAAACTTATTATCATACATTTACTAATCTTTATGTATTTATAATGTTATACCAGTTACCTAATGGTAAAGTAATTTATATTACACTTGAACAATATCTTGATCTTACAGATGAGGACATTCAGTATCTGATGTCCATAGATTATGGTGAACACATTATAAATCCTTTTTCTGATTCTGCTGTTGTAGAAAACACCAAAGAGAAGTATTATGATTTTGATTATCTGGCCACAGATGATGAAAATGTAAATGATATAATATCAGATGATGAACCATTTGATGATATCATTGACCTTATGGGCCCACTGGATACATAGTATTTGACTTGCAATAGAATACTATTTAACTTATCATTCAGACTGAGTAACTGAAGATATAGTACACATCTACTCACAAACATCTATTTAATTATTTATTTATTAACTTTTAAAAACTGAGATTATGAACTCAAAAGTAACTGTATTAGCTGATGAAACAACTGGAGCTGTTGTTAATGTATCTGAAAACAATTCAGATTATGGTTTCATCCGTGTGCAACAAGTAAGAACACTTATAGATGATAATGGTTTCTTAAGAAGAAAACCTGTGTCAGCATTAATTCCTGGTACTGTAGCTGAGCTAAAAGAATCTGGATTCTATGCTGGTCAACAACTTGATGGTAAAATTGTAATTGAAGAAGCTCTTGAGCCATTCAATAACAAAACTCCAGAGAGAGATCTTAAAATTGCTGGTGAGACAGGAGTAGTATGTACTCTTGGAGGTCTTCCAATCTACCGCAGAACTAAGTTCTCATTTGCTGGTAATGCAGAAGATATGCTTATTAAGCATGATAATGTAGATGAATTGCGCAATGCTTATGCAGCACAAAGTGCAAAAGCAAAAGCTATTCAGCCTAATGCAGATTTCTCTATTGGAGGATAGTATTAACAGATAGTAGTAAAGGGGGCAGAAATGCTCCCTTTATTTTTTTAGTAATGATTAATTGTATATGATAACATGGAAAAGCAAAAATTAAAACAGAGTCTTGAGTATAATGGTAAATACCAGTTAAAGAATGAAAAACTGGTGATGCAGTATGAAACTGATAACTATACTCAATATCAAAATTATTTGTACAAGAGAGCTCTATATGGATTAGAGTCACTTGGTGCACAAGAATTGGAACAAATGTGCAGTAAAAAGAAGCAGAGAATAATAAATGTATATAAGAAAGCCCAAGCTGTAATAAATAAATACAAACAGGAGCTTACTATAAAATATACTAATATTTTGTTTGAATCTTTTTTCCCAAAGAGTCCAATAACAGCATTCTTTCTAGATAATTCTGAAGTTGATGAAAAGTTCAAGAATACTTTAACTTTTAAAGATTTAAATATATCCAAAGAGGATATAATCACTATCTTTATTCAAGAAGGAGTGTTACCTAAAAACTTTTTAAGTTTAACAACAGATCCAAATCAGTTACCTAGACTAAGAACTAAAGCATAATTATGAATTATAAAGTTTGTACCAAGTGTAATACTAATTTACCTGCTACAAGAAATAATTTTCATGTTCAAAAAAGAGGTAAATATGGTTTGAGATCTATGTGTATAACCTGCTCTCGGGCATATGCAAATAGTAGAGTAGTTTTAGTACCAAAGAAAACTGAGAAAGCCTGTAGTAACTGCAAAGAAGTATTCCCTTTAACTGGGGAATACTTTTATAAAAAAGTTACTAAAAAGGGAACTATTGTTAAGGGTAAGCCTTTATCTGCTGATTCTATTAGTTTTAGACATGTTTGCAAAAAGTGCAATGGTCTAATGACAATGCAAAGAAAAGATAAAAAGCTTATGATTAAATATGGAGTTTCTACTGAAGAAGAACTGAAAGCTATTAAAATGAATAATAAACTAACAGCTGGTAAGAAAAATCTAAAGTATAATTATCCTGAAGGTTCTACTAAAAAAGAAAAAGCTAAATACATAAAAGTATTTGCTAAAGGTTATGATCTTGAGACTTATCAAGAAGAATGGAAAAAAAGATGGTTAGAAAAAACTAAAGCTAATAGAAAGTATGATTATCCAGAAGAGTATAAGAATGTGGATAAATTACCAAAATCTGTAGTCCTTAAAATGCAATCTGAACATATGAATGATGGATTTATTGCTAACAGATTAGGTTTTAAATTGGAAGATGTTCCACAAGAAATATTAGAATTAAAAAGAAAACAACTTAAATTTTATAGGTATGTCAAGAGTAAAGAAGCTAAAAACACAAACAATTAGTGAAGTTAGAACACAGTTATTAAATATTGCTGATTCTACAGCAAGTGTATATGAAGAAACAAATGATCTTAAAGCAGCAGAATTAGCTTTAAAATCATATAATGGAGCTGTAAATGCTGCTAAAGTGCAATTAATGTATAAGAAATTAACTGGTGCACCAAGTATGATAGAATTTCTTGAAGACTAAGTAATAACCAGGCTCCTGTAATAGGGAGCCTTTAATTTTTAATTTATGAAGACAACTGTATTATCAGTGTTATTTGTGCTGGGAGCATTAGTAACACATTCACAAGACACATTAAAGACTTATTTAATGGAGACTGGTCACTGGCAAGCAAAGAAAAAAGCCTGGAAATATGATCCGGAACCTGCATTTAGTTATGAAGTGTTCAAAATAGAGCAGGGTAAGATATACTCTAATCTAAATACCTATACATTAACATCAGAGTTGATGGATAGAAGACATAATATTACATGGAATGCTACAGATCAGAATGGTAAAGAATGTTTAGTATCTCTATCAGATAATAAGGGGAGATTTTTCCTTGCTATTATTTATGATGAAACATGCTATAGGTATCATTACTATGTAAAATAACAATGCCTTATAAGACAGATAAAATGAAGCTTGATTCTCCATTCTTAGACAGGAGAGTTAAGCTTCTTCCTTGTCAAAGAGAGATGGTCTTATACTGGACTAAACAAGGGCTGAGTCAGAGGAAGCTAGCCAAGATGTTTAAAGTATCCAGGAGACTAATCACTTTTATACAGGATCCTAAGAAGAAAGAAAGAGATTTAGCAAACAGAGCTGCCAGAGGTGGTACTATGATATACTACAAAGGTGGTGAAGAGTGGGCTGCTACTCAAAGAGACCACAGAAGATATAAATATAAAGTATTAACTAAAACTAAGTAATATGATTGGAGCTATATATACATCTGCTATTATGGTAATTATAATGGTAGGTGTTGTTGGGTATATACTAGAAAGTAAACTTGATAAAATAGAAAGAATACTTAAAGAATTAGAAGATGAAAGCAATACTTAAAAAGATTTGATATGGAAAAAGAAACACTAGAAGAAGCTGCTGAAAGATTAGCAAGTACAACTGATGAATTTAATATGTTTATAGCAGGTGCTAAATGGATGCAGGAACAAATGGAAAAACTTAAAGACTTTGATACATGGAAGGAATGGAAAAACAGTTAACAGCAGTAGATTGGTTATTAGAAAATCTAAATACAGAACCATATTCAGAAAAGGATTTTGAACACAATCGTAATTGTTGGGATAAAGCCAAAGAAATTGAGAAAGAGCAAATATGTAAAGCATATACTATGGGTGTAAGTCCTATGTTGAGTATATGGAGATATGGTGAAGATTATTACAACGAAACCTTTAAACAACAAGAACAATGAAACAGACAGCAGTAGAATGGTTGCAACAAGAAATTATATTACAAACTAATTTACCGTTAAATTTAGAAAATGTATTGGTATTTAATAAGTTAATTGAACAAGCCAAAGAAATGGAGAAGGAACAAATAAGAGATGCTTTCAATGCTGGTGATTTAGATTCTGATACTTATTTTATTCCATTCTTAAAAGAAAATGATGAATCAGAAAACTACTATAACAAAACCTTTAAATCAGAATAGAATGGAAGACAATATATTTAATAAAGCTAAAGAGTTAAAAGAAAAATATAATTCACTCTATACTTATAGAAATAAACTACATCATGCTAAAGGTTGTAACTTGTCAAAAATAAAATTAGAGTTCAGAGTTGGTCCACACAATATACTGGATGACTTATATTTTAGAAATGAAAGTATAATGCAGGAAGCTATTGAAAAAGAGATAGAGTTAGTAACTGTTGAACTAGATGAGTTACAGAAACAATTTGATGAACTTTAAATCAGAATAGAATGAGCAAAGAAACATGTATTAAGTGTGGTAAGCCTGCTTATAGAGTATATAAACCTGACTTAGATCTAGCAGGAATAGGAATGTGTTCAGAACATCAAGAAGAGATTACTTTAGACTTGATGATTGCTAATTTTGAAGGCTGGGAAAAGTTTGAGAAAAAATACTTAAAGAAATGAGTCTGGTAGAGAAAGTTACTAGGAAGTCTATGATAATTAGGCCATCTGGTAGATCTACAGATTTTATCTCTCCAAGTTTTGGACATGGGTGTTTATATAATTGTAGTTACTGCTACATGAAGAGGCATAAGCCGGAAGGACTATCTATAGCATCTAATACTATGGACATCCTGACAGAAATTAATTCACATGTATGGTTTGCTGATGTAGAGAAGCCTAATCAGACCGGGGAGTTTATTACTTATGATATCTCTTGTAATGAAGATTTTGCACTACATGCTAAGTATCATGAATGGGAGAAGATATTTGCTTTCTTCCGGGATCATCCACTTGCTATGGGTTCATTTGCTACTAAATATGTGAATCCAGAACTTTTAATGTTTAATCCTGAAGGTAAAATTAGAATTAGATTTAGTATAATGCCTGAAAGGTGGAGAAAGATACTTGAACCTAATACATCTTCTATTGATGAAAGACTCCGTTCTGTTTCAGATTTTCTTGATGCAGGTTATGATGTCCATTTAAATTTTAGTCCTGTAATAGTTCATGATAATTGGTTAATAGAATATGAGTTCTTATTTGATATAATAGGAAAGCACTGTTATATACATCATTGGCCACAAAATTCTGTCAAAGCTGAAGTAATATTTTTAACTCATAATGAAGACAAGCACAAGTATAATCTAGCACATAAACTTCCTGGAGAAGAACTATTATGGGTACCTAAAATACAAGAAGGAAAAGTATCACAGTATGGAGGTAAAAATATTAGGTATGAGCATAATAGAAAAGCAGATTATATTAAGCAGTTTGTAGAATTGCATGATAAGATAATACCTTGGAATACAATAAGATACATATTCTGAGTTAAAGTAAAAGTTTAAGTATGAAAGTAAAAATTTGTGATATATGTGGTGAAGAAAAACCAATATGGAAGAGTAGTGGAACCGGGGGATTATTGTATTGTAAATACTGCTGGAGTTGCCACAAAAGCAAAGATAATGATACACAGAAACCAACACAATCTGTTATCCCCCGCGTTTCTGCTAAAAGAGCAAAGAAAGATGCTGAGTACAGCAAACTAAGAGAAAGATATCTTACAGAGAATCCATTATGTATGATTAAAGTAGGAGGTTGTACACATAATGCAACTGATATACATCATACATATGCTGGATCCAACAGAGATGCTTTTTATTTAGTTCAAAGTACTTGGAAAGGAGCATGCCGGAACTGCCATGATTGGATTCATGCAAATCCAGGAGATGCTAGATTAATGGGATGGTTAAAATAATTGATTATGACTAAAGATGAAATACAGTTAAAAGCTATTGAAGCAACTGAAGGACACAAGAGATGCAGTGTAGTTCTTGGAACCGGTGTGGGTAAAACTTTAGTTGGTCTTACTCACCTGGAGAAAAATAGCACAGCTCTAATGAGATGCCTGGTTGTTGCTCCAAAGAAAGCAATTTATCAATCTTGGAAAGATGATGCGGAGAAATTTGATAAGCATCACTTACTTGGTAGAATTACTTTTACAACTTATCTAAGTCTTAATAAGCATAATCCTAATGATTATGATATTATATATCTGGATGAGGTGCACAGCTTGCTTGACTCCCACAGAGGTTTTTTATATAATTACAAAGGTGTGATACTAGGATTGACTGGTACTCCGCCAAAATATAAGCACTCTGAGAAAGGTAAGCTGGTAAATGAATTCTGTCCAATAGTATATACATTTAAAGCTGATGATGCTATAGAAAATGGAATACTAAATGACTATCAGATTATTGTGCATATGCTACAGCTTAGTGAAGTTAAAGACTATGAAGTAGAAATGCAAAAGAAAAAGTTTAAGACTTCTGAGTATTTAAACTATAGTTATTGGACAAGAAGGCTAGATGTAGCAACATCTGGTGTGCATATTATTAGGATAATGAGAATGAAAGCTCTTATGGAATATCCTAGTAAAGAGAAATATGCCCGCATATTGTTCAATAGCATAGAAGGAAAGTGTATTCTGTTTGCAAATACACAGGCTCAGGCTGATAAATTGTGTAACCATAGCTACCATAGTGGTAATACTAATTCTGAAGAGAATCTGTTGATGTTTAAGAATGGAGAAATTAATAAACTCTCTGCTGTATTGCAGTTAAATGAGGGTGTTAATATTCCTAATCTTAAACAAGGTATCATCATGCATGCTTATGGTAATGAGAGAAAAAGTTCTCAGAGAATTGGTCGGTTGCTCCGGTTAAATCCAGATGACAAAGCTATTGTGCATATACTATGTTATGTAGGTACAGTAGATGAAAAATGGGTAAAAGAAGCTCTTGAAGACTTTGATCAAAGTAAAATTATCTGGAAAGACTATAATATAAATCTGGATAATATGTAGAATTTTTTATATATTGGAGTATGGAAGAGAATAAACCATATAAACTAATAATGTATAATGATGATGAGAATTCATTCCATTATATAATAGCTTGTTTAATTAGGAAATGTGGCCATGATCCAATACAAGCTGAACAATGTGCTACTATAGCACATCATAATGGTAAATGCCATGTAAAATCTGGTGCCTTTGATGAAGTATATGAAATGAGCACTATTCTAGACTCTCTTGGTATAATATCTGAAATTGAGATTAATGAAAGTCATATGCATTGATGCTAAAAACAAACCTTCTAGAATTCCAGCACATGAATGGATAAAAGAAGGTGAAGTGTATACAGTTACAGAGTTTGTAAATATGGCACTTACTCCTGGAAAATTAGGCTTTTTACTTAAAGAAGTACAACTAAGTCCTGACTCATTTCCATATGAATACTATTCTGCTGATAGATTTGTTCCATTTGAAGAAGTGGTTTTAGAATCTGAAGAAGTTAAAGAAGCAGAATTAGATTTAGTATAAACTTAATATATTTATTTATGTTCAATAACTTAAACTTATTAAGTGTAAGTCTTGCTATTTACCTAATAATTGCTCACTTTTACACTTTTTATTTTTGGTATTTATGGGCTCAAGATAGTGGATTCTTAAGCACTATTATTATAGCTCCATTTGTATGTGAAATTAAGGGATTGCTTTTCCCATTTTTTATTTAAGATATGGAAGATTATACAAAGGAAGATGTCTTAAAAGCACTTTCTTCTTTAGATAAGAAATCTAGGAAAAGAGTACTTGTAGATCAAAGAAGTTATCTAATTGCTATTTTAGCTTATAGATTCATGATGTCTGAGCATCAAATTGCTAATTTAACTGGTATAAATAGATTTACTATTAATCATAATAAGACTATTGCTTTGGATTTTTACAAAGATGCTATGTACAAAAAGAATGTTTATGTTTACTCAGTTAGTTTTCCATTTGATTTTAGTGTAATAGAAAGGACTAAAGCTGTTAACAAAATAAGAAGTATACAGCTAGATCTTGATATTAAAGTGATTAATAAACTAAAAACTGCCGGATCTATATTAGGCCATGAAGATATAAGAGAAACAATCAAATTGTTTATAGAAAAAAGCTTGAAATTATGGGAAGAATGAAAGATCTTTACATGGATATTATGCAAAATGGTAATATACCAGGAGAAGCTACAATAGCTGATCTAAGAAGAATGCAAGAATTACAAATATTTGAATGGAAAGAATATGAGCAGCAACAAGAGAAAGATAGACAACAGCAATTTGAATCAGAGAATTCAGGAGAGATTGCAAAGGTATCTGAAATTACAAGAGAGTTCACGCAGTACTATAAAGAAGCAAAAAAAGAACAGAGAAAAAGGGATAAACAATGAAGAAGGTGATTAATTTTTAAACTTAAAAACATGAAGAAAATTTTATTTTTAGCAGTATTAGCATTAGGGATTAATGCATCTGCACAGATTACAGTAGAAAATACACCAGAATCAGAATTAGTATATAGGCACTCTATGGGTTTTCATTCTTTGTATAAGTCTATAGCTTCTGATTCTTCATACAGCTACTCTATTGTATTTAAAGACTGCCAGTACCAACAGATTAGTGTATATGAGACAGTAAGTTTTACATCTAAACAAGATATGATAGACTTTTTTAACTTAGTTAAGGATGTTATAGAGACTAAAGAAGATAAGACAGTTACATTTGCAGGACAGACTGTACAAGTTACATATTTTTCTAGAAATGTAAAGATGTATTTAGGTGATGCATTTTGCTGGTGGAGTACAAAATGGGCAGATAAGTGCCTAGAAAGTTTACAGTGAAACATTTTATAAAATATCTGGTGGTATGGGTAAGTCAAAACTTATCTATACCTTTCTGGATGTTAGGTCATTTTCACTTAATGACTAACATATATGAGGATATTTATGAATTTATTGCTTCCTTTGGTATGAATATAATTGTAGCTATAGGTTTTTGGATAAGCTACAAAGAAGATAAACAAAGAAATAATAAATAAAATGTTAGGTACACTTATAATTATTGGAACAGCAATTCTTGTTTATATTGCAATAGCAATAATAATTAACTACTTTGAAAAATGAAGAAGTTATGTGAGCAAATTGGCAGTTTTATTTTTATAGCAGTAATCTCCTGTCTATATAAAAAATTAGACTGATGACAAACTATTTAACAAGGTCTGTATACAATAGAAGGCCTTATGAAACATGGAATACTCCCATGTATCCTGGATATCCAAAAGATGCTTTAAATCAATTAGAAAGTAAAGGTTACTATGTACAAGATGATTCTATGAACATGGATACTCTTATGTACTTATTTAAAATTGATGAGATTATGGAAAAACTAAAAGGATTTGAGGTATTTATATCTGAAATTGTGGATGAACATTTTGAGATGACAAAAACTGTAGATAATAATCTAAACTATCTCTGGTTTCTATATAAAAGAGGAACTAAAGCTGGAGAATATAAACCATTTATACTAATGGCAGAAATGCAATTACTAAGAGAAACTGGTTATATAACAGCTGAAGAGATAGAGAACATGTGGAACATGTTGAATTCAGAAGATAGAGACAATTTTAACTTAGTATATCTTGCTATGAAGACTCTGAGAAGCACCCGAGTAAAAGAACTTGGTGCATACTCTGAAGATAACTCTAAGTATGCAGAGATACAAAAAGATTATCCAGTTAAAATACTATCTCAGGATATATTTTTAAAACCAATAAATAAATGACAGAAGAAGATTTAATTGATCTAGGATTTCAAAAGATTGATGTCCTAGATGCAGATAGCCAAAATGGCTATGACTATTATTATTACCAGCTAAAATTAATGGATGAGTTAGTATTAGTTTCTAATGAGAATGATGTAGCTCATAATAATAACTGGGAAGTAAAAAACTTTGACTGGTTAGGTGCTAGGATTAGAGACCGGCAGAGTATTGAGATGTTAAAACAACTTACTACAACATGGTTACAGTAAAACTAATTAAGAAGAATGGTAAGCTTACATATGAACATCCTAAAGATAAAGTAGCTTACCAGATATTTTCTGATAAAATTAAAGAAGGTCAGAAAGTAGAGATGTATATTAACATAGCTGATTCAGATCATAGTCTAGCACAGTTAGCAAAAGTGCATGCTTGTATTAGAGAATTGGCTAAAGAATCTGGTTATACATTTGAAGAGATGAAGACTCTTGTTAAAAAGCATTCTGGACTATGCTATATCATAGATGGAATGGAAGAGTGTAAATCTTTTAAAGACTGCAGCAAAGATGAAATAGCCTTGGCTATTGAAGCTTGTATAGAAATTGGAAAAGATTTGAATATTAATCTTGCTTAGGTGGAATGTATCCTTCATCCCCAGGCTCTAATATTTCTTTTTCTATGTATTTTTCTTCATCTCTTGTTTGTTGTTCAACCTGTCCAAGAAATAAAGCTACAGTATAAAAAGATTTTTGGAGGTCATCAAGGTCTTGATATTTTTTACTTAAAGTATCTTTGAGATATTCATCAGGATTTTCTACTTTACCCATATAAGTAAATAGATAATAGGATAAACCTTTCATCATTAGATAATAGCTCTTATTAACTGGTATGTTAACAATAGCATCATCTTTCATCTCTTTTACTTTGATAGCCATAATTAATTTTTAAAACAAATGTATGAAACAAAATTTAGATCTTGAACTGATTAAACAAAAAATGTTTGAAAAGCTAGAGCCAAGTGGTTGGAGCAGAGTTTTTAAATCTTTTATATTTAGTAATGACTTTGATGAGATACTTACTAAACTTTGGAATTTAACTGAAGCTGACAAAAGGTTTACACCACCATTAAAACAAGTATTTAGGGCCTTTGAAGAATGTCCATATAATAAACTACAATTAGTTATGGTTGGTCAAGATCCTTATCCTCAAATTGGAGTAGCTGATGGAATAGCATTTAGCTGTAGTAATACTAATAGATTACAGCCAAGTCTTAGATATATTTTTGAAGAAATAAATAGGACACTGTATAATGGGCATGAAGTTACAAAAGATGTAGATCTTAAAAGATGGTCTAATCAGGGTATACTGATGCTTAATACAGCTCTTACAACTGAAGTAAATAAAATTGGTAGCCATTATGATATATGGAAGCCTTTTACTGCTTATTTACTAGACTGGCTGAATAATTATAACCCAGGACTGGTATATGTATTTATGGGTAAAAAGGCAGAAGAGTGGTCTGAGATAATAGATGAAACAAATAACACTAAGTTTTTTGTAAAGCATCCTGCAAGTGCAGCATATAGCGGATCCAAATGGAACTCTAATAATTTATTTATAGATATTCAAAAGTATAAAAACATAACTTGGTAGTATGACAGATATATTTACAAGGCTGGTTCAAGAAGGACTAACACCAAATACTTATTATGTGTTGCATTGCATCCGGGAGAAAACAGTTCCATATAAATTTGTGAACAAAGAACTTGAATGCAAAAGGCTGCAAACTGAAGGTTGGTTGACAGAAGATTTGCAATTAACAAGCAAAAGTCTTATCTTTATTGAAGAAATAAATGGTTATTTCAAGAAAAGCAAAAAGAAAACTTCTAAAGATTTAATGGGTGCAGATTTTCTGCAAAAAATACAGGAGTATGTGAATATATTTCCTAATAGGAAACTGTCCTCTGGAAAATATGCAAGAACTACTCCTAAGAATCTAGAAGTTGCCTTTAGATGGTTCTTTGAAAATTATGATTATGATTGGGATATAATAATAAAAGCTACTGAGAGGTATGTTGGTGAGTATGAAGTTAGAAACTTTGACTACATGAGGACATCTCAGTACTTTTTAAGAAAACAGAATACTGATAAAAGTTTTGAATCTGATTTAGCAAATTATTGTGAACTTATTACATCAAATCCTGATGACCATCAGGTATATTTTAAAGAGAGAATTGTATGACAAGAGTAAGACTACTCTTTCTTGCTATTATTGGTACTCTCTTGGGCTATTACATAACTGATCTTTTTATTGTAAATATGGCACTATGGCAATTTATAGTAATTGAACTTGTTATTTCAATATTTCATGAGATATATAATATAGGTAAGGAAAGAATTAATAATGTAAATCCAGAATAATATGGCAGAATTATTTAATAATGCTAGACCTTTACTACCGGTCAGTGAAAGAGATGCTCTAAAGAAGGGACTCTTAAAGATGAAAGCAAAAAGAAACGGTGAGTTAAAAGTACTCAAAAGTGTCTGGCCAAAATTTAATGATGCCTTTTGTGATGGATTAGAATGGAGAACTATCACTGTAGTA